ATGAAAAAATTAATCTTAGTGATCCTGTTACTTCTGTCAATCGGTGTGATGACCATCGTTGATTCGAACATCATCCGACAAGCCCCTTATCCGAGCTTGTCCCAAGAACAAACGAAATAAGGAGGTCCGAACGTGACCCGGGCAATTTTAATCAGTTTCTGCGCCCTATTCCTTTTAGCAGGCTGCACTTCCCAAGCTGAGCCAAGTATTTCCACTAAGCAAGCGAACTCAGTTGCAGCCGCTAACCGCGCGGAGCAAACTAGTCGTGCCAATGCAGCGGCTGATGCTAGTGCTAAGAAGCAATCTGGTGACCATTATCAAGCTACTGACGACCATATCACTAGCGCAACTAGTGCAGTGGCCGCCGTCGGGCAAGTGCTCAACGATCCCAAGCAACAAACCTTTGGTGTCGTACCAACTGCCAACCAAGATGCACACGGCCACCACTATTATCAGGTCGATGCTTATCAGAAAACGGCTAATGGCGGCCGGGGGCATTATCTGAATAGTTACTTTGTTTATTTAGATGGTAGTATCACGACCAAACAAGCAAATTAATAAACAGACAAGTTGTCACCCATTCAAGCAGTGTCGTTGAACCTGCTGGGATGGGTGACTTTTTGGATGCATTTTTTGCCGGTAGTAATTTCAGTATTTCGGCGTACAGTTATTCCATGCTAATTAAGGCCAGCCCCAGTAACTAAGCAACCAATTTGCAATTACAATTAATATCAACTGCATAAATATAGAAAAAGGTTTATTTTTTTGTTACTTTTCGCTATAATGGATATTGTTGTTAAAGCAACTGCCCCAGTGGCGGAACTGGCAGACGCGCAGCGTTCAGGTCGCTGTATTGGAAACAATGTACAGGTTCGAATCCTGCCTGGGGCATAATTTGGTAAACTAGATGAAGTTTGAATCCTGTTAAACGTTGATTTAACGGCATTCAAGCTTTTTTCATTTGTACTAAAAAACACTACTAATTTCAAAAATTTGTCTTTATTTGTCTTTAAGACATAAATGTATACTTCTGAATATTAGTTATTAAAAAAATCCCCCACGCCGAAGCGCAGGGGAATTAATCAAGTTATAACTATCATCTAGAGACAGATATTATTATACTTATTGCTTACTACTCTGTAAACCCTAGTAGTTGTCTCATTAGCTATATTGACAACTAATTATGCTAAAACTAAAATCGCACTAACCAAATACACGGGTAAGTAATATAAAAAAATCTTCCGCCCATCAAAGCAGAAGATTATCCTCATCACCTCTGGCATCATTAGCTGACAATCTTGGAGGAATTCGAAAGCCATGATACTAATAACAGGACAAAGGACATAATAACGCTTGTCAGTTTATATTACAATACCGAAAGTAGTCTATACAAACATATTAATAACTCCTTGTGATATTTATCCACTTTGAGGTATAATCATTATTGTTCCCTTCTTAATTCCTAGGGAGCAGAACACCCATTTTATTTATTTAAACCTTGAACCAGCCTTGGCTGGTTCTTTTTGTATGTTTCTGTTAATAAAAGGATCCCCCACACCGAAGCATGGGGGACTAGAACAGTTCACGATTATTATACTACTTTTAGCTTGCTTGTGAGGCGGATTCTGACGTCGTTTCGGCATTTGGTTGCGCATTGGTATCCAAATTAGCCGCTAGCGATGACGCTAAAGTGGCTGCTGAACTAGCCGTGGCCGTGTCACCAACTGCCGCCGCACTAGCTGCTTGACTGTAAGCCGCCACTACTGCCTGTGATGCTTGGGCTTCGGCTTGACTAGCCGCCGCTGAGTTAGCTGCTTCAATCTTAGCTTGAGCTTCCGCCAAAGCTTCCACGACCGTTTGTTCCGTATAAGCTAACGTGCTCGACTTGGTCTTGATCGTGTTGCCGGTATCTTCCAAAATAGAATTATCCGTAATTACCCCGACAAAGGCTAGGATTGCCCCCACGGCGGTAATCACTAATACAACTGCATTAGCGTCAATCTTGACACCAAAGAAGACCGTTGCGACAGCTAAGCCAATAATCAACACGGACCCGATAATCTGGGCCCAATAAGCAGGCTTCTTGTAGTTAGCTTTGAGTGTTGCCTGAATTACATTTAAAAATTTTGTCATTGTTTTTCCCTCCTAAAGGAACTTTTCTGCGATGTAAATAACTAACGTGACGAGCACGCCACTAACCAAGACCCCGATCAACCAATTTTGAATAGTTGTAACGCGGTCGATTTGATGACTAGCTTCAATGGACTTGGCCAGTGCCTTGTCCGCTTTGTCGCCAATATCGTCAACTTGATTCAATTTTTCTTCGATGTTCTCAACTTTCGTTTTGGTGGCGGCCACATCCTTTTGAATATCCATTAATAACTTAGTTGTATCGTCGTATTGTGCCATTACCGCACCACCAATCGCTGGCCAGGATAGATAGTGGTGTAAATCGTCTTGCCATTATGGCTAGCTAGTGTAGTCATGCTTAGGCCGTTGCGTTGTGCGATTGTCCACCAGCTGTCGCCAGACTTGACTGTGTAATACGTATGACTAACCAGCTGACCAGTAACTCGATTCCCGTAGTCATGACCATTAGTGACACCTAACTTGATAAATCCATACAGACCATTTGAACGGGTATAACGGGCCCATACATAGTCGTGTTCAATAATAACCGCGTTGTAAATTACACTCTCACTCTTGTAATAAGTAGCAACTTGACGTACCTTGTCTGAATCCGTGTAGCGAACAGCTAGTGTCCGGTTAGGATAGAACACCCCTCGCTGGCTGTATTTAACGACCTTAAAGGTGGCCTTCTTAGCTGCCTGAGCTTTCTTAACGTTGGCTTGAGCTTGTTTCTTGCTAGCGGTCGTGTAGCCTGATTTAGTAATGCCCGTTAAATCGACATTGCCGTCTAATCCGCCTGCTTTATACATGCTAGTGAATTGGAAGATAGCCACGCCGTCCATGCTAGGGGACCAGTTATAATCCGGCTTAGTTCTAACCAAGTAGTCCGGATATTCAGCTAGCCATAGACAGCTACCATAGGCTTTGACAATAGCAGCCACATTAACATGAGCATTGAGGTAGGCCTTGCCGGAGTACAGCATAGGTGTATAGCCGTACGCCTTAATTAACTTAAATTGAGCTTTAATGACATTAGTGTTAGCTGTCACACTATTAGAAGCACCGTCCTCATAGTCTAGCGCTACGATGCTACCCTTGGGCGTCTTAACACGTGGCAAGTAGTAGGCCATCATAGCCTTGGCATTGGTCATATTGCCACCAACACCGTCCCACAAATAGGTGTGTATCCGTTTACCAGCCTGTTGAGCTGATTTAACTTGGCTGTTATACGTGGTCTGAGGGATATTAGTCCCACCATAGAAGCCACCAGCCTGCGAGAATACAAACTTATCGGTGCTATAGCCGAATACACCACTATTTCCTTGAAATTTAGACCAGTCGACCCCTTGGTCACGGCTAGTTGAAGCCTGACTAGTAACATTGACCATTAAAAAGGCCATAAAAATGGCGCCCACCATTAAGATGAGTGCCTTTAGCTTGTGCTTATTCAATTGTCTACCTCCTAATTTAATATGTCTTCTGGTGCTATGGAATATGGTGTGGCTGTGGCTCCTTTTTCTAGCTTTAGACCAGCTACAAGCAGAGTATTTGTATTGTCGCTAGTTCTTTCAATACGTGCATATAACGGGCCGTCATCAGTAACAGTTACAGTACCTGATACCCTTTGCCAAGTATCTGTCAATGAAACTGAAACAGCTCCTATATTAGTATTAGTTAAGCTGTTGGTAGCTCTAAAATAAATATTAGACTGTCCAGTGCCACTTTCGTACCTTGCATAAGATGAGAAAGTGTATGTCTCGCCCTTTTTAGTTTGAATCGTTTGTCCTAGCCCGTTCCAATTTTGGCTACCTTTCATAACTGTTAGTCCCTCATATTTATCACTGGTTTTACTCCAGCTACTAAAACTGTTCCAAACATCAGGATTATCAAAATTTTCAGTATCAACATACAAATTACGTCCATAAACCTTAACGCCACTTTGATAAACAGCATCAACTGCCTTGCCATCTTTAATCCATGTTCCATGTGTTATATCTGCCATTTAAATCACCCCTGAATCACGTATAAGCCGGTTTTGTCGGTTAGTGCATCATACTCTGCTTGAGTGACGATTTTAACAGTATTGGCAACAATGTCATTAAATTTATTAACAAAATCATCAAAAGTAATCGTGGTAATCGTGGCCCCATTGGTACTTTGAATGTTATTGGTAATGGTAAACCCGGTTGACCCATCACTGGGGTAGATTGACGTCCCGGTACTATCAACCACCCATACTTCAATGGCATAGCTACCAGCGGTTAAACTAGTCATCAAGTCAGCGTTAAAAGTAACGGTAACTTGGCCAGTTGTTGGGTCCGTTAAACTAGCTGGGTCAACTGTGGTCGATTTAAGATAGCCACTAGCATTGCCCAATTTAACGGTAATTGAAGTGGCATTAGTTAAGTCCGTTGCCACATTATCATTGCCACAAATTAACGTAAAGCTAGTGGTGGTATCACCAATTTTGACCGTCTGTGGTGAAGTATCAGTAAAACTAAGCGTTTTCGCCATCTTTAGGCGCCTCCTTTTCAGCCAACTTGGCATTAAGCTGGTCAATTTGAACTTGAGCCATCGCTAATTGCTGGTCTTTAAGGGCAATCGCTTGGGCATAGTTACTTGTCAGCTTGTTAATCAAAGCCTGTGCATCAATATTCATATATTAAGCCTCCTGTGTGGTAGTTGTCGTGGTTGTGGTAACTGGCTTTAAAGCGGTCAGACTGTCAATCAGTGTGTTCAACACCTTCAATTTAACCCTATCTGCTCCCCCAGCACCTCCAGCAATGGCAGTGTTAAATTCATCCATAGTAATACTGACCTGTGAACTAATTCCTAGCGTGTTAATCTGAATGCTGATCGTCATAATATTGTTCGTGTAATCTGGTTTATAATTCGTAATCAAAATGCTATCCATTTAATTTGGCCTCCAATTCTAATAAATGCCCGTTTAATTGGTCAATCTGCTTTTGTTGTTCCTGTACCGTAGCTAGGGTGGCATTTAAAAGCACACTGTCATCCACCCCATTTAGCTTGCCGTTTTCATCACGACTAATAAATACGTCTGGCAATTGCCACTGTTTTGTTACATTAACGTCGTCAACAATGCTAGATAATCGCAAATGACTGGTATTATCGTCGGTTTTGTACTGGTAGGTTGCCAAGTCAATTGAGTTAACTAGCTGCGCCCAATAAGCTGTGTCAGCCTTTTTAACGTCCTTCTTAACGCTTAATAGGGACGATTTAACTAGGCTAGTATAGTTAACAGCACCGGCATAGATGTCGGCGGCACCGCCCCCACCTTTAGCAAAGTGAACAGCACCCTTATCAGCACTAGTAAACGTATGGCCGGTATTAATTTGGAAGTTACCAATATCCAACTCTCTATTAAACTGAATGACGTTAGAGCCAGCCGTGTCAGTACCAAAGTTTGCAATATTAGATCCGGAAAAATTGGTAACTCGCCACCAAGTAGAAGCTTGGTCTGCAATGATATTGCCATAACTGTTAAACGTAATACCCGTGCCATTCATTTGAAGACCACTAAAATGAATAGATTGCGTGCTCCCCCATAAATGGATTCCGTTTAACGGGCTAAGCACGACTTGGCCCGTTAATTGATTACCGGAAACGGATTGTTGAAAGCCCGTGTCAATTCCATTGGTAAAACCTGAATTAAGTGCCAACTCGTCACCGGAGAAAACCCCGTCGTAAGCTTCGTATTGATTACTACTAGAATGAACAGCTCGGTATTTAGTTACAAATGACCCTGCCGACATCTCTGTTCGCAGTCCATCCATGCTGTTAAAACCAGTAGTTGCTACTAAACCAGCTGGCGTAATAGTTGTTGGATAGAATCGACTAGTGTTATAAGTGCTGCTAATAATGTCACCGGCATTGAACGTTGTCCCATTTATAGTTGAACCATTAATAACTGAGCCATCTATTTCGCCAGCGCTAACAACATTACCTGTATCTGGCTGGTACCCTGTTGATTGAGCAGTTTGTGTTAGCATAGGTGAGCTAAATAGAGCATGACCAGTGCCGTTGTAGGCCCAATATTGGATAGCAACATAGACAGCTGTACTTGGTGAAATGATATTGTTAATTGTCTTGTATGCCCAACCTTGTGAAGTTGGATTACCATTCCACGTGTTACCAGCATATCCACTAGCCAATCGGTTACCGTTGGCATCAAAGAAGGCCAGTGTAAATTGATACTTCATGGCAACTTCACTACCATCTTCAATAAACCAAACGGACGCGCTATAAGGCTGACCGTGCAAACCATTTAATGGGTATAGCTTAGATTGTGCAAACGTTACCCAAGTCCCAGAACCAGTTGAAGCGTTAAATCCAATCGAAGGAACACCGTCATGCAAAGTAGCATTTGAATAGTATCCTTTAGTGAATAAATTCCAACCAGGAACTTTGGTATTTGGATATGTGCCAGAATTACCTAATAATGCCGCATTATAGACTAGGTTAGTAACACCCCGGATTGTTAAATTGCTAGCCACAACATTACCATTTGAATCAGTTGTAAAGCTACCATTAGGCGTGCTAAATGAGTTGGCAACAATATCGACACCTTTTAAGGAACCGGTTGTAACGTCACCTAAATTGGCACTTAATGCCGATAGTTTGCCAACATTTAACCGGTCAGTGCTGAGTGTTCCAGTGGTGATATTCCCAGCGTCTAAGTTAGCCACTGTTACTTTACTAGCATCAATCGTACCAGCCGTTAAATGGTTAGCGCTAATATTGCCTATCTTAGCGTCAGTGATAGCGGCGTCAGCTATTTCAGCCGTTCCAATTACACCCTCTTTAATGGCTGTTTTAGTCGTGATATTGATAACTGAGCCATCTTTAACGCCAGCACTTAAAGCTGTGTAATCAGCACTAGCTTGATTAGCCGCACTAGCCGCCTGTGAAGCCACCTGACTAGCATTATTACCCGTTGTAGTTGCCTGTGAAGCCACTATTGCCGCACTAGAAGCCGCTTGACTAGCTACCGATACACTAGACTGCATGTTATCAATGTCAGTGTTAAAGCTATCGCTTAAGGCGGTCTGAACCTTGCTTAGAGCCGTATTATAAGCGTCTGTCAGGCTCTTATAAGTGTCCCGATTAACGTCACTAGCTTTAGTGGTATCTGTTAAGATGGCCGTCATAAAGGTGTTCAGGTTAGTGTAGGCTGTCGTTAAAGCAGTCGTACTGATACTGGCATCTTTAGCCCGGGCTAGCACTACATTATACTGGCTAGTTAACCCGGCATATTGTGCCGCTTGGGTCTGCTTTTCAATGACGCTCATTAAATTGGGATCGTTTAAGTTGGCAACTCCACTAGCCGCATTATTAGCCGTATTTTGAGCCTTGATAATCTTAATGCCATCATCGGTTAGAATGACCTGAGTTGCATTAGATTCAGCCATCTAATTCACCTCCCTTCTAATCGGCCGTGCTATCATTTTCATTGATTGTCCCTTTATCAATCACACTAGCTGCCGATCGTTTCGTAATGGGTATTGTGTACACCTTTTCCTTTTCAGCTGAATAGGGGTCAATTTCTAGTACCCGGGTGTTGAAGGTCACTAACAAGTAGGCCTGTGTGCCCTGGTAAAAGACGTTACAAGTTTCAACTTCACGGCTTTCATCGGTTAGGTTGGGTAAGACCATATCATTGTCAAAGTAAGCTTCAAACTCGGCTCCTTTATGCACAACATTTAACGCCCACACTTTATGGGGATCGTCAGTTGTTTCAGCTTCACCACCACCGGCCGCAAAGTAGAAGTAAGGGAAGTCTAGGCATTCCGATTGGTAAGTGTTCTGGTTAAAATCAATCCCATAATCGGTGATATTAAAGTTGTATAGCACGTTATAATCACCAGCTAACAGGTCACTAGCTTTGAGAATGTCAGTAGAGCCATCAGAATAGCCAATTGAGACTAGGTCATGTTGGCGGTCATAGTTAACGCGGCCGTAACCTTTGAGTGCCATAACCTGTTGCACGCGACTATCAGTAGGCTGTAACGTTACCCCGGCTACATAAGGAAACCGCACGAGCATGTAATTACCATCGTTCTTTAAGCTGACAATCGACCAAATATAGACCGTGTTATTAACCTCCTGCACGCCGAACGTCCCACCATGTTGACCATGAATTTGTAACATCACTGACTGCACGGCAAACTTGCTATCCTGTAAAGCAAACATGGTATCACTAGACCCACTGTCATCACGAGCCCGACTAGTTAGGTACTGCCCATTGCTTAAACGTGCCATATATTGAGTCGCTGAATGCGCCCCATTATCATCAGGGCCATAGACGCCTAAATAGCTGATATTAGTGGTGTCTAAATTAATCTCGGGGTCATCTTGGATATAGTCGGCTTCAATCGTGCCATGCAAAGTGCCGACAGCGTTACTAGCCGCGTTAATTAAGTAGCCGGTTTGTTGGTAGCTGGTGTCAACCGTGCCATCGGTATTATAACGGCGCCAAATGAAGCCCTTGCTATCAATGTAGGATGAAATATTAGTGCTACCTTCCCACGCCTGTAAAATCAACCGTTTAGTCTGGGTGGTATCCGTGAAGTTGTTACCGTCAGGCGTTAAAGCAACCGGTTTAATCGAACTAGCATCCTTTTTAGCTTCATCAACCGCCTTACTGAGTGCATTCTGGTACTGTTCCATCCATGCTGGGGTGGCTACTTGAACGGTTGTATACTCCCCAAACCCAACCGTGTTGCCATACGGGTTAGCAAAGCTGATTGTCCGTTGAATAACCCGGCCACTGGCATCTAATACGGGCTCAATTAATTCATCTTTAAACCTAATTGTGGCACCTAATGGTGGATTAAAGTTGGGTGTTACATTCACCTCATAATACGTTCTAGGGTGGTTATACAGCTTAAGCATGTCTTTAGCCCATGACTTTAAACCGGCTGAGTTACTGATCTGATTAGCGGTAACAATGGCTTCATAGTACAGGCCGGCTTGCCAATCAGGGTTATATTTCTGATTAGCCTCATCATCAACAATATAGGGCTTACCATCATTGACCACTGCAATCGTGCTACCGTTAGCCCCGTAAGGAATCAGCTTAGTCACAGGTGTTGATACCGTTGTCCGTTTAATACTAGTCATGTTCTTACCGAATACAGCCTCGTTATAGACCACGTCAGCATTAAGCTTGTCGGTAATGACACACACCTTTTTCGTGATGTTTCCTTGGCTATCAATCTCAACATAAGGGTCAATATCAACATCATACGTTTGAATGAGTGCCTGTAATAACGTGCTAGCTTTAGTCTTGCCGTCAATGGTGATTGATGGAATGGTTGTGTTAGTAGTCTGATAGTCTAGTGTCCAACCAGTCGCATTAAAACACTCGTTAAAGGCTGTCTGAATCGAACTAGCACTAGCCGTCGTGGCTACCGGGTAATGATGAGCTAAACTGTACAAGCATAGGTTGGTAAAGTTAGCCGTTGTGACGTGTTTAACAGCTGCGGTATTACTCTCTTCCACGCTGTATATACGCATGACATACCAATGACCCGACAAGGCATCATAATAGGCTAAGTTGTTACCAGCCACTACCTTGTCTGAATCAGGCTGGCCTTGAAGCACGTCTAATGAACCTTGATGGTCGAACTTCTTAGACTGAGCATTTAGGTTAACTGTCCCATTTAAAGCGTCATCGGTTCCCACATTAAGGTCATCATCATAGCTGGTGCTAGTTGTGTCTGAGTCGGCTAGTTGAATCTTGATGCTGTCATTAGAAAACTTAGTGGCCCCATCAACGGTCAGGGTACCAATCCGTTTTAAATTAGGGTCTAGAATTAAATACTGATTATTTAAAGCCATCTGTTAACCTCCTTGTTTTAAGTTATGTAAAAAGGCCGCCCTTAACGGGAAGCCTTTAAAGTGTTGCTATAGTAATCTGGGTAGATATTTAAGCGTGATTTGCGCGTCATCTAAGTCACCAATCATAGTCAGGCTATTAACCCCCGGACTAAGCTTGGGATAGTCCGTTGACCAAATGGGACTAGCTAGCTTACCGCCAACTGTGGTACTATCAGTCTCACAATTTAGAACAATCTCTTGACCGGCATTAGCAATGTACTTAGGTGCGTCCTGAGCCACATCATTAACTTGGTAAATGTCTAGGTGAGTGATTGATAGATAAGGGTTTTCATAGCCCACATTTTCGTCATCTTCGGCAATTGAGTGCTTAAAGAACACCCCACCGATACCACCTAAAGCCGATTGATAATTAGAGTTTCTATCAACAAACGTGCCGTGTACAATTAGAAACCGTTTAGGGTCTTTACATGGTTGCCCATTATGACTGCCGCTGGTGTAGTATTGTGTGATTGACCAGCTAAACACCTTGCCGTTCTTAGTTAAATCTAATTCCAACCAACTGGTGCTTAGTGCTGAATTTTCTTCTTTGTTGACGACCGTGATATACTTATCGACTTTTTCATTAATCGTCTTAGTGGTTACTTTGCCACGCTTGTTGCGTGACCGTTTGACTACTGTCTTAGTCGTGGTGCCCGTCTTAATCTTGATTTTCTGGTCACGGCCATTGCTAGAGCTACCAGATGGGCCCTTACCCATAAATAGCGTTTCATGTTTACCATCACCGCCAGCAAAAGCACCACCCGGCTTAGTGATTTGTAAGTAGCACGTTGGTGTACCGCCGGAATTAGTATCAGCTAGACCAAAGCGGCCAATTGTTGCCCCATTAGGGTCTAACAACAGGACTTCTACCCGCCCCATTGCACGTCCGTTATGAGTACCTGAATGCTTAATATGGTGGATTCTAGTTTTAACTCGATAGTTAGTCAGGCTGTTAGTCATGCCAGTAAAACGAACACCGGGGCCATACCAGTCTGGTTGATGCGTACCATACTGTTTAGACCCATTAGCATACTTGACCATTAACACTTGGGTATCTCGGTTACTATCAGCTTCACCTTGATAAACGTACTTGCCAGCGGTCTTCATCTGAGCAATGGCATTGGTATCATTAGTCCACTGAGCCATGGTATTTAATACGTCACTATTCACGACTTGCGTGTAAGGCTGTACTGCCACTGCTTGGTCTTCATCACTATCTGGGCCTAGTCCATACTCACCACCATTTAGGGTAAAGCCAATGTGTTTTAAATCGCGCTTAGGTATGATCTGAATAACTGGCTCCGTTCTAGCGGTACCATCAACAGTAATTGTATTTAAACCGTTCTTTAAGGGCGTTTCAACCTGTGGAAGGGTCGCACGTGGGTCAGATTGCACAAAGGTAATCGTTAGCGTAGCGTCCCACGCCCCTTGGTTAATGAACTGTGGATCGCTAATCGCAGTAATATGCCCCCAGTAAGTCACTTTGGGTTCAAAGCCAAAGACTAGTGGGTACTCTTTACCATTATCACTTGGATCATCACTTAGCAATAAGCCACTCAAATTATGCATAATCTGATTGTATTTGTCCTGACTGCCACGAGCGATAATAGTTATTGGAATACTGATTGTCCGACTAGTATAGTCCATACCATTAAATTGATTACCATACATGGCGGGGATATCGGTTGCTTGCTCGGCCATGGCTGGTGCACTTGGCAGTGTTACTGCTCCCATAATGGCTTGCAAATCATCGCGGCTATTTAAGCCAGCATATTCAAAATCATTTTTATTCAAAACAGACAATTATATCGCCATCCTTGTTTAATTTTAACTATGTAAAAAAGAGCCTTCTAAGGCTCTTCAATATATTAATACTAATACCCCATCATTTGACTATATTGTGCCGTCTTCTTGGTATTTGACTTGACAGCATTAACCACGTCAGAGTTGGCAACAACTGCTTTAACATCTCCTTGGCCAGTGACCAAAGCATCTAGTGAAGCTATAACCCGCTGCTTGAATGCTTCGTCGGAATCAATCTGGTCGTTACCGGTATTTATCACATTAGCGCCATCTTGAGCTCCAAACTTAGCCATTATCTGTTGCATAATTTGGTAAGCCCTTGAACGCTTAGATAAGTCCATCGGAACTATGGCTTCTGGCAAGTTGCCTTCAAACAATTTGTAAACGCCCGCTTTGTTACCAAAACCACCATTTGCATATCCTTCAGGGCCGCTTACCCTAGCGAATGCGCTGTCGCCTTTACCATATATATGTTTCATATAGTTAATCCCAGCTAATAAGTCATCATACCCATTATAAATCTGACCATGTCCTGAAAATTTATATGCTTCAAATGTTGGCCGAATAGTTTGGACTAAGCCCATTGATGGAATACCCTTTTTAGCGTTAGAATCCCACAAGTTAATAGCTCTTGGATTACCATTTGATTCACGTGCAATAACACGCATCCAAGCAGATACTTGGCTAGCGGTAGCACCAAAACCATTAGCTTTAAGTGCCCGAACAACATATGGCTTCCATCGTGAAACCGAGCTACCTGCAGGGTTTCCTACACTGCCACCAGCTCCACCGAAGTTGTCAGCTAAATCAGAAATAGCTTTCGCAAATCCTTTTAAAGCTCGGTCAACTAGTCCTTTGCCTAAATCATGACCGATTGAACCGACTCCTGGAGTTTTGGTTGGATCAAATGTCTTTAAAGCCATTGACTTTAAAGTTTTCAATGGATGAGTTATCTTAGACAATGCGTCCATTGCTTTATCACTAATGCTGTCGAAAATAGAAGTAGCACCGCTCTTAATTTTCTTTAAAAACGACGCGATATCAATAGTGCCTTTAGCATAGCCAGGAAGCGTATGTCCTAGGCCACCGTTAAAAAGCTTAGCAGTATCACCAGCATTAAGAATCTGATCACCAGGTTTAACATTAACCACTTCAGCACCATTCATACCCAGAAATGACACTTTCCCATTGTCTCTATCAATTTTAGCCTCGACACCGCCTTCACCAACTAAAGCTCTAGCAGTGCCAACAATACCGCCGGAAGCATAAGCTCCCATCGTTACTGGAGTATAACCTGATGGATAAGCGCCAACATTGATTGGTTTAATACCAAATCCTTTAACCAAATTGTTAAAGAAACTAGTAATGTTCTTCCAGATACTATGCGTACCGGAGCCTTGTTTATCAGCAGCCTTCATTGAACTGTTAGCTTGTCGCATCTGATGGCGAACAACCTCTTTAGACTGACCGGTAGCAGCCGCAATAGAATCAGCTTGCTGATCTTGTTGCTTTTTTGTAACTTCCTTACGCTGATGCTCAATTTCATTGGTAACTGATTTATGCTGATCAGTAGCATGTTTGGTAACTTTTTTGTATTGGTCATTAGCAGCATCATCTGTTTCGTCGCGCTGATGTTTTGCTTTAGAAACAATATCGTCATGTTGTTTTTTAGAAATTGCATGTAAATCATAATATTCATGATCAGCTGTTTTTTTAGTTGATTTGTAAGTTTCACTAGCAGAATCTTCAAGCTCATCACGTGTCTTGCGTGCGGGCTTAACAGCTGCATTATATTTTTTGTTTGCATTTTCTTGTGTTGCTTTTAAGTCTCGCGAGTTAAGTTTTCCTCTATCGCTAACCAGTTTAGACAAAATTGATTTTTGTTGAGCAGCCCCTTTTGAAACGGATTTTGATACTGATGAATTAAGCTTATACTCATCAGCTGCATACTGTTTTACGTATGATCGATGAGCAGATGCCAGCTCTCTATTTTTTTCTTTCTCATATCGTTCTGAATTCCGCCCATATTTTTGTGCAATTTTTTCAAGCTTACTAGTTCCACCATTTTCTATGGTTCTTACTCGTGAATAGTAATCTTGAGTATCTTTTTGCATAAGAACGATTGTAGCCTTTTTTGAAGCCGCTGCTTTCTTATCTGACTTTTGTTGTTGACTTAAAATCTTGTTTTCTTCTTTTTGAGTCATGGATCCATTCTTAACTAATTTGTCTAAATCTTTCTTAGACTTTGATTCTTTATCTTTATAATAAGAATCAACTGAACGCCCCATCTCACCAAACAATTTGTCAGTTTGTGCCTTGGTTTTAGCATAACTAGATGGATCAGCAGACATTTTTACAACCAAAGCATTTTTAAGCTTCTTGCTATAACCACTTAACTTAGTTTCAACTTTTTTAGTGTCCGTAGAAACATTTATTTTGACTGTTTTAGGCTGAACTACATGTACTTTAGGCTTATTGTCATCTAATCCTTTTTGAATTTTAGCTCCCAATAGCTTGCCTACTTTGTCACCACCAAATGCACCAAGCATGCCGCCGACTAAAGTCCCGGCACCTGGTAGTATGGCCGTTCCTAACGCTGCACCGCCAGCAGCGCCACTCAGATTTCCAACAAATGAACCAACGTGTGAACCCACCGTTTTTTTAGTTGTACCAATTAAATCAGTACTTGCCGTCAATACATCTAGTAAGCCAACACCACCAGCTAGCTTGCTAAACTTACCCATATCAGCCAGTTTTCCTAATCCCTTGGCTTTACTACCATATTTCTCAACTCGGCTTAGTTCCGAAGACTCTCTAGTGGCTGTCTCAACACCTTTAGTGCTACCAACATCATCTAGCAAGCCGTCAACATTGCTTGTGCTGATCTCAGAGTCCGCTTTTTTAGCCTGCGCATTGCGCTTGATTGCTGCTGTATTTTCGTCATAATATTCGGTGTTTTTCTTAATGCTTAATGCTTCAGTTGCCCATTTAATTCCGCTCATAACTGAGCTCACAGTCCCCATTGCTTTTCCGGCAGCCCTAGTTGACTTTGTGATAATCCACCATGCTGCGCCAAATTTTGCAATGGTTTCTGTGTGCCCACCAACCATACTGAGTAATGGCTTTAAAAGTGCATTGGTTATTTTAAGCGATTCAATTAACGTTTCAAAGCCCAGGCCACCCAAGTTTTTGACAGTTTTGAAGAAATTAACAATTTCCGGAGCATTTTTGGCAATAGAGTCAGAAGCTTTGGTGACACCCTTGGCCAAGTTATCCATTGCATCATTCATTGCTTTTGGTGCTGACTTGACATCAAAGGCTTTAGCAAAAGCTTTGGTAATCGTGCTAATGCCCTTTTCTGCCGCTACACCGACCTTGCTAAACTCCTTGTCAGTCCGTTTGTCAGATACCCATTTTGAAACTGCGCCATAGATTGGATTTTGAGCGGTTAAAATCGGCTTTTCAATGTCACCGATTAAGGCCGGAACACGTGCCTTGATCGTTCGTTCCATACCAACCATCGTATGTAACATGTTGTCGGCGGCTTTATCGTATTTTCCGGACCCAAGTTGATTAAACGTATTTTCAATATCTTTAGCAGATATTTTTCCTTCTTTAGCCATCTCACTCAAATCAGCAACTGTTACCTTACTACTTTCGTGAGTCTTTTGGGCGTTTGCCTCTTGTTGAGCAGCATATTGCGAGTTAACCTTAATAGCTTGCTTAATTTCTGCATTAGTCACTTTGTGCCCACTTGCAATTTGCTTGCTAAAAACTGTAAATTGCTGGGCACTGATAATACCTTTTTGACGATATTTTTCTAGGTCAGATAAGCTATTATTTGTTCCATAATGCATTCCTTCAAACATCAAGGTCATTTTTTTGTTATAAGCACTTACGGCTTTAGCAGCGCCTTTGCCTGTTGAAGCAGCCGTATCACCCGTCTTTTTTAATCCAGATTCATACTTAGCTAACTGTTCACGGAACATCGGGAAGTATTGACTGATTTGGTTCAGCATACCAGCATTAGCTTTACCACGTGATAAGCCATTGACCATATCTTGGGTAACCGCCTGAATTTGTTGGCTATCTAAACCAACAGCGTCAGACATGTTCAGCATGGATTTGGTTAGTTCATCTGATTCTTTTTTATTGGAATGTAAGTGATAAAAACCTTGCTCTAGTTCATTAACAACATCTACAGCTTGACCAGTCCGAACAGACAAGTCGTTGATTGTTTTAACCATTGCGTTAGATTTGCCAACCGTACCAGTTAAAGTCAACCAGGTGGCCACCATCTTCTGCTGCTCTTTTTCATATTCCATACCAGCGCTAATAGCTTCGTGAATATGTGAAGTGATTGATTGAAAAGCGCTCGTAATACCATTGGCAACTAAATGAGCACCCAGAATTTTGCCAAATAAATGATTGGCCTTATCTGCGTGCTCGTTTACTCTATTTAGCTGGCTAATGACTGACGTTAATCCTGACTGTGGCTTTTTGCTTAATTGCTCATCAAGCTCTTTCATCTTAGTCCGAGTTTTGGCAATTTTAGTGCCTAATTCGTTCACCCTAATCTGTTGTTCTTTGAACTCTTTAGAACTGTTACCACTAGCGCTCGCAATCTTATTCAGTATGCTTTGCTCAGCCTCTAGTTGCTTGTTAAGCTCATTATAAGACTGATGTAACCCGCTAGCCTTAACTTTGTTGGCTTCAAACTCGTGGCCTTCGGCTTTTAGTTTGGCTACATATGAGTCTGTTACTTTGGCTGATATTTCGGTTGCATCTTTTAATTGTAAGACACCACTTTTTTGCAGATCAAGTGACTTCTGTGCTCGTTCTTGTTGCCCCTCTAAACTGGCGATTGAGCGCTTGGCAGCGTTAATCTGATTTTCATATTTAACATAAGCTTCTCGGCCTTTTTGAGTGGTTTGGTCTAATCCGTTTTGCTCGCTTTTGAGACGCTCAATTACTAATCGTTGTGCTTCAATAGCTCGGCCAGCATCTTTGACTTTACCCGCATAAGCCGCCATAACACCTTCACCCGAACGGATTTCAGCAAAGTTAGCTTGCATACCAGATTTTAGTAATTTTGCTTCATTCTTTATTTCTCGCAACGTGCGAGTCATGCCACCATCGTCCATGTTAATCGCGAATTCGTAGCCTTGAATTTTCTCTGTTGCCATACTTTGCCTCCTTTACAACGCACCGATTTGACGTGCTAATTCGAGTGGATCTTGAACACGGTCTTTACGTGACTTGGCATTCAATGCTGTTTGCATTTCACTAAATGAGCTTTGATAAAAGTCACTAGGCAATATGCCTTGTGAAATCAATTGATTAGCGATGTAATCAATATCCTGAATAAAATTATCAAGTTGCCAAATCATTCTGGCTTTGGCAATTTTGGGTCTTCTTCCTCTTCCTGATCGCTGCTGTTGCCTACAGATGGTAATTCTACTCCCAAGAATTGTTTTAAACAGTCATTAAATAAGTCGTATTCGTCGCTAACCGAAAATTCCATGGACATGACACGTTTCTTTTGCGAAGCATTTAGTTCCAATAAATCACAGGTCGTTTCAGCCACAACCTTTGCAAGCTTAGGTGTTAATTCGACTACACCTGTAATGCTGTCTTCAGTTTCTTCAGTAGTCTTGATGAACTTCTTATATGCTTCGGCCATTTTTTCAACATTTTGACCACTATCAATCAACGTATACTGCGTGCCCGTCCCAATTTTCTTGCCATCAAATTTAACTGATTTTGCCATTATTTATATGCCCCTTTGTGTATTGTTTATTATCATTTATTGTGAACCCGCGCTTAGAATGCACTTCTCAGCATGTTTAAAAGCCGCCCCTAGCGGTATTGTGGATTTATTTTAGGCGACCATAATTATCATTTATTACTGGTTGGCGCAGATGAGTCACTATCAGTTTTGCCAGTCTGTGAGCCTGTGTCAGTTGTAGCTTTATTGACCACTGGTGCCGTTACTCGCGTTTTTATAAAACGTTTGTCCAGGGAATACAGCGTCAAACATCGCTTGCTTATCAAATTTAGGATCTGACTCAGCATATACCTTGTACGGTTGGCCACCGAAGCCACCATAGTTCAAGGCGGTAAATGTCAAGTTATCATCGTCGCGAGTTTCAGCCGTATCAGTGTTTGTTTGAATGTTCTGACCAGCTTCATTAAAGATTCCACGACCAAAGCAATAATAAATCGCGGTTCGAAAGATAGGAGAACGAGATTCAATAATCAGACCAGCTTCAACCGGCTTGTCAGTATCAGAGTAACCGCCCTTGCCATCTGATACCCGTCCCAATAGCTTTTGTTTAACAATAAAGTTGATTTCGTTCGAATCAATCGCGACTGATGGTGCCGAAGGTGGATTAGAAACATCCACAACTTCATTGTTGCCAGTAATCTTAGATACCGTCCCAGATAGCCCGGTAATGTTAGCAGTCTTAGTACCCAAGTTACCGTTTGCTTTGCTAGTGTCAATGGGGTATACCCCAGCGGCCGACAACCCCTTATCTGCATCAATAACCGTTGACCCGTCATCGGCTTTAATACCGGTGTATAACATGTTTAAACCTAATGTTGCCATTTAAATGGCCTCCTTTATATAATTAAATTTCAAAGTGTTCGTGGTACTTCCTGAATCTGGTGTTAATGTCTGGCCAGCATCGCTATAACAACGAATATCATTGGTCAATAGCACTTGTTTTAACCCGGATTCGATGGCATCCATATCGCCCAAGTAATCTTTAGGATAATAGAGCTGTATCTGGACTTGCTTCGTTGATTGGAATGGAATCCCATTGCCATAATCTTGACTACGTTCAGGTAACCCGCTTATTACTACAATAGGCTCGTCACTTGAAGTATCGTTAATTGGAATAAAAAAGCTATGGATATGTTCCACAGCTAGTTCTGGTATTTCATTAATATTTGCAACAATTATGCTTTTAATAAAAGCTACCGGCGTCACTTGCCCACCTTCTTGTCCATAGCAGTCTTTAATTGTTCAACAACTGCCTTGCCAACTTGACCTTTTGCTTCACGCTGAGTAGTCTCCCAAAAGTGTTTCCCGGAAACATGGCTGTGTTTGGAACCATTACGATCAACAACGTCCCAGCCATCATTTTGAAAACGTGCAATGTACCCTTTTTCACCTTTGGCTGTAAAGCCAACGTTAACCGAGCCATTAGGATGATCTACAGCAATTAATGAATCACGTAGATGTACTTTTTTAGCATGACCATGCGCCTTGCGTAGTTTTCCCACAGGAATCTTAGGCTTCATAATTTTAATGAACTGATCTGCTCCAGCTGCATTAGCTTTAAGCTTCTCTTCACGTCCAAAGCCTTCCGCCATAGTATCTAAAATATGTTCAAATGAGTCTGCATGTTTAATCTCATTCGCCACGCCCAATCACCACCTTATGACAAGTTATGAGGTCAAAACCATCTGGTGGCAAACCATCATCGTAAGCCACATCATCAATCTGGTAAACATCCTGATGATTGCGTCGTAATTGCATGCCGGTAGCTATTTTTCGATTATGGCGCACAAAGTAAACGGCATTCTGTTGCGAGGTGTCACCATTTAACGCTAACCTTTGCTGAAACGACAATGACCATTCGCCGGCGTACAAACTGAATTGAGGGACAAAATCAGTAATAGGATTACCCGTATTAGGGTTAACTTTTCCAGTAGCTGCCTGAGTTCCAAACTCCAATCTAAAATTCATTCGTGCAGGATTAATTGCTTTCGTCATATGTCCCCGCCTCATATTGCTTTTGACTGTACAACCCTCTGAGTTGACCAATGATTGAGTCCACGACCAGATCAACTGGATTAACAGCGATGGCTGTAATCGATGTTCGATAAGTCCAGTATGAACCAGCTAAAGCGTAAACAGCCGTTTCAAACAAGTCACTCACGCCTTTCATTTCATAGAACCCTAGAACGCTATTGTCGTCCCCAATGGCCTGTTTAATGTAGCTAGTGGCTGCAGACAAGTAGCCTGTTAGCAGCTCGTCATCATCATCGTCATCAATTCGCAAAGATGATTTTAATGTTTCTAAATTGGCTGCCACTTAAATCACATCCTTACTTAGCCGCCCAGGTTGTTACTGTACTGTGTATTTATTGGCGACATGGTTGGCTAATTACTTCCCGTCAGTTGTTGTAGCAGCGCTCGCCGCAAAGTTGGCCGTTTGGTCAGCAATTTTACTGAACGAACCTGCAACAAAGGCATCCGTATCAGTAGCTTCGACATCAAAACGATCAATCACACGAATCTTAGTTTGATCCTTTTCAAAGGCACCACCGCCAATATTGGTAGTCAATAAGGAAGCATTTTCTCGGTCAAACAAAGTCACCGCTTGTGATAAATCACCATAGTAAAGTGGATAAGCTGGTGCTGACGTAGTCCCAACGTTAGGCAACCACTTGTCAGCTACTTCTACAATTCGCTTGCCACGGATTAAATATTGATCAGGTTGTGTTGGATCTGGTTGCAATAGGTAACGTCCCATGGCATCCTTAACTTCGGAAAGCACATTTAAACCTGACGTATTTGTCATTAAGAATGATGTAGACTTGATGGCAGGATCAACGGCAGTATTAATCATCGTAATAATGTCATCGAACTTGGACAAGTTGGGCTTTTTAGGCGCGTTGTTCATAGCAGCAATGATTTTAGTATTACGAGTAACAACGACCTTCTTAGCAATCCATTGCGATAACCAAGCCATGATGTTGTCAGCTGTATCTTTTAGCAACGAATTAGTAGCAGTGGTAATGCCAGCATACCGATGGATCGTATATTTGATAATGGATAGCTTAGGATCGTCATTATCACCAATAGTAGCCGTTTCATCATCTAAATCAGCTAACGGAGTAACGTCAGTCCACTTTTCGTAAACTCGTGACCCAGTTTGGGTTGTAACAGCTTCCCGATTAACATACTGTTGTAATGAATCGTATTTGCGAACAAGCGTATTAATTGCCGTTTGAATATCTTGAGGAATAGTCAAACCAATTGCATTGCCAGCTTCGTCAGTAGATGAAGTTACCAAGTTCATAACTTTAGGATCACCTTTAATCATGCCTTGGAAGTCCTTAATGAACTTAGCTTTGATGTCTTCTTCGTCATCATCAAGCGGGGTCTTATTCTTATCATCCATATTGGCAATTTCTTGAGCCTTGCGTTCTTCTTCCAATTGTTCATGTAAAGCATCACGCCGGGCAACCGCATTGTCACGGTCTTGTTTCATTGCTTTAAATTTTTCTTGATCAAAGCTGTCGTCAAGGACAGCTGCGTTTAACTTGTCGTTCAAGTCTGATACCTTTTGCCCTTGGGCAATCCAAGCATCATTCATTGTGTTGATATTAGCCATTAGTTGGCCTCCTTTTGATTTTTTCCAAATAAAATAGCCAATTTGCTGTTTCGTAATTCAGCAGATTGACTATTAGTAGTATTTTCTTCTTTAGACGGCTTAGTTTTATCCTTATCCGCTTTGTAAATTAGATTCATCAACTTGTTAACTGCAGATTTAGGCGGAATATGTGAAATAGCGTTAACCGGTTGTAATTGTTGATCATTAGCAAACATAATTTCGTCAGCAAAACCTTTATCAACGGCATCACTGGCGGTTAACCATGTTTCATTTGCCATTAGCTGTAGCAAGTCAGCTTGATTCATGCCGGTTTTAGCTTCATAAGCACTGGCAATTGATTGATCAATACCATTTAAAATACTGGCTTCATGTTCCAAATCGTCAGCATTACCAGCTGGTTGTGACCAAGCCTTATGGATCATAATCTGAGCAGTTGGTGAAATATTAATATGGTCACCAGCCATAGCAATAACGCTAGCTGCACTAGCTGCCAATCCTTGAATGTTAACTATTACATTGCCAGCATAATTCTTTAACATAGTGTAAATTTCACTTGCTGCAAAAACATCGCCGCCATTGGAAGCAATGTCGACTTCAAGTTCTTCGTCGTCGCCGTCGTCATCGTCAGTGTCGTCGTTATCATTTAAAATGTCAGCAACACCCGAAGGTGATACTGCTGGCATTCCAAAGAACTGATAGAAACCGGCTGTTTGATCATCAACAATATCACCTTTAATCATCACTTTCTTTGTCATTATTATCACCTCCTTTTCCCGATTGAATTACAACTTGTTGTGTCGTCGGATTCTTAGCATCAGGCATTTCATCCGGAAAATAACCAGTGTGCTGTAGTAACCAAGTTGCTTGATTATTAGCAATTGTGCCATCTTTAGCTAGCCCTGATAGGGTAGCTGCAAACGAGTCTCCCAATGGGTCTACAGCAGTCCGTATATTGGCCGTAATCTTAGCATTAAGCTTATTATCCAGCTCAGCTAAAATCGCCTGTAAATAGCGATTAAGGGCATTGGTGTACATGCCTTTGATTTGGTCGATATTACTTTGTTGGTCACCTTGGCCATTCAAATAGCTATCAGGAATGCCGAAAACTTTAGCAATTTGCTTACTCGTCCAATCTGTTTGGCTTAACAGCTTAGTAACATCGGCTTTCATTTCTAGTGGCTTGTAATCTTCAAGTTGATCAATAACTACCGGGCCGCCATTTGACTTGTTCACCTGTTTCATGAAGTTACGTGAACGGCTGGCCTTCATCTTCTCACTTAGCAGCCCACCGTGCTGAATAGATAGGACGCCAGGAGCGCTAATTGAACGTGCTAGTGCAGCTAACGTTAAACTGTTAGATGCATTCTTAACTTGTAACTCATTCGACAATGCTTTTAAAGGACTGTTACCCGTCATGCCACCATCAGTACTGGCCCATCGGATATGAATCATGTCAGACTGTGGTACATATTGCAAAATACCCAAGTTAGGCTCATCAAAAGTAACCGTATAGGTTAAGCCACTGCCATCATCTAATAAGTAAGTTTGCACTTGGCTTGGCCGCAAATATTCCCAGCGCAAATCTAAACCGTTAGGATTACGCCAACGATATGCAAAACATTCACCACCCAATAACAATTGTGAATACATAGACTGCCAAAATGTGTGCCCATTAGCTGTCGTGCTAGGATTGTTTAGAATTCCTTGCGCTCGTGGCATATTGGCCATTAATTGTACCGTGGCTAAGTCTCCAGATATTTGATTAACTGCTGAATAAATATCTGAATTTTCCAAAGCATCTTTGGCACTAACATACTCATTATTGCCAGTTGGTGACAAAAAATTAACGATATTATCGTCTTCTACTGGCACGCTTTGAATACTAACTGAATTATTTATTGCCGTTGGTGGTTCAAAAAAAGGCATTGTTAATCACCTCCTTTTTGGCCAGCTGTTACGACTTCCGAAAGCCAGCCAACTAAAAACAAAGCTACAGCAATTGCTAGAACGCCCTGTGCCTGCCCAAACAAAAAGGCTGCATATACCCCAGCAATCATACCTAGAATGAAACACAGTACATCAAAATAATGCCAAATAGTTGCAAAAAATTGTTTAAAAATCATCAATATCATCTCCTAGCAATCCTGATTCCGGGTTATTAAACCATTCAAGAACTTGTTTTTCATTCATACGCTCGACCTGTTTATCAGGATTGTTCACGTCTGAAAAGTCTTTAAAGTGATACATAGCCTGAAATAAGGCATCAATTAACGCATCTACCACATCAATCTTCAATGTGGCCTTAGCTTTATCGACTTGAATGCCAATCTTGTCTTCATAAATTTCAGCATTTAGTAATGCCTTTTCCATAATTCGGTCATCTAAACGATCTACTGAACCTTCGACGAACATTGTCTGTAAAAACTTAGTTGGATCCTTCAATTCACTAGTTCGCTGTCGAATGGCTTGTAATGGCCAACCGGAATTTAAGTCTAATTGCTTAATTGTGGGTGTTAACCCCCACGCATCATAGCCAAAGAAAACAACTTCCAGTCGATGACGCTCCACAAAGTTAAGCAACCATTGGTAAACCTGCTCATCATTGATTAGTCCTTGAGGATGGCTACTAATTGTGCAAAATCCCTTTTGAGCTAAGTTCCGATAATTAATACCGTCTTGCTTTTCTTTAGCTTCAATCGAACCAGCTTTCTGCCAGGGAATAAAGCTATGCTGATAAATAAACCATCGTGGTTTGTCATTATTATCACGATAAGGAAATACAAACGCTAGCGCCGTGTTATCACTAAACATCGAGTAGTCAAAGCCAATATAGACTTGCCGGTCATCAAAACTAAATGATGATATAATAGCTCGCTCAACGTCAGGCAGTTTCAAGAAGCTATCGGCCGATTGCTCTAGCCACAAGTTGAGGTTTTTATTTTGGAAATCGTTGAGTGTGCCCGACAAAGCGTCAGAATCACGCTTATCTGTCAAGCCGTTCAGCAACACTTCTCGTTGGCTCGGTAAATCTAGTAAGGGATTACTTTTAACCCACATATCGGGCTTATAAGTTTCGTCCAGATTGTCCTGCGACCAAATAAGCCCCAAATATGTATCAGCATCGCGCAAATAATCTTGCTCCATGGCTTGCTGAATCATACGCTCATCATCGTGAAACGGAACAGTGGGATCAGGATATGCTGTTGAAATTTGAATAAATTGCCGATTGGGTACTTTAACTTGCCCTGACACAATCTTAGAAACCTTTTGTCGTGTCTTAATTTCACCAATTTCATCAAATATAGCCGTTGTGAAATGAAAGCTATCGTACTGACCAGCTTCGTGACTGATTGCTCGCAGTTTATTGTTATTACTACTCATCACAACTTGGTCCGCTTGCGAAGACAATGTCCGAGTATCTAACCCACTATCAGCAATCAATGACTTAAATGGCTCAATAGTTGCAATCTTAGCAAGCATTGACTTAATGTAGCCCAGAATCTTGCTCGTTTGTTTGTAATTAATGGATGAAACTAAATAGTCTTGGTTAGATAGTCCCAATGACTCAATTAAATAACTATAGGCAGTAATAATCGCCATAAGATAAGTTTTGCCTTGGCCCCGCGCAACGGAAACAATTGCTCGTGAAAAGCGCTTGCCACCGTCATCATTACGCCAACCAATCAGCATTGCCATAATAAACTCTTGCCATGGCATTAGTTTTGTGGGTTCACCAGTATCAACATTCGGGCAAATTGCCGCAAACTTCAAAACCTGTGAAACTTTCTTAGTTGAATAATGAAAGGAAAAGTCAACACTTCCCTGGCGCTGTAAATCACGCAAATGCCGTAGTGCAGCTAGTTTAATCAAATAACCGGTAACAACATCGCCATCTAAAACTGAGAAAGCGTATTTGGTACCAGCATCGTTATAACGCGTTTTAATGGATTGCCAATCGATTGATCGGTAAACGCCCAAGACATCGTGTGTTTGTGTTAGATCAACTTTCATAATTACCACCTATCCTAAAAACTCTTTCATTCGATCAGCGACGCTACGTTTGTCTTTATGATCATCTAAATTCAGCTTTAACAAATCACTACGCGATTTTGGCGACAAGCCTAGTTCAGCGCCTAGTTTAGTCAGATTTTTAACCGCTGAATCGTAAATTTGTGTCATGGGATTACGCTTGTAACCCACGAAGTCTCGACCAATTTTTTTACCGGTCTGATCTTGTAACGTTTTATAGATTGCTTGGACTTCACCGTTTTCCTGGATATGTTTATACGCATTGCGATAAATCTCATATTGGGAAGCATATTGCTCTACAAGCCCGCTATCAATGCGTTTAACCGGGGTACTGTCTTCTAAAAAAGGCACTAATCGACGCCAAACGACCTTAGCTTGCCGGCCCAAGTAAGCTGGCGGTGTACGCGTTAATTGCCCGCCGTTGACGTCTTTATCCGACTTTTTCATCACTAATCTCTCCTTTCATTATTTGGTGACCCCCCCTACCTAAAAAAATTCAAAAATTGTTTCTATCACAAAATAACGGCAATGTGTGTGCTCTTACTGGGACGTGTTAGGGGGCGGGGGTTGTTTTAATAATCATCGTGACTAATTACATTCATAAATTTAAAATCGCTTAAATCGAACGACAGGCGCTTATAAATCAATGATGATTGACCAGCTTGATTCTTCTGCCAACTGATAGCCTTTGTTGCTTAGCACCTGTATCAACTTTATCTTTTGATTGGGGTTAAAGCTGAGAAGATCAATATAAGCCGTATACTCATTCTGTAAAGTAGCTTGCTTAATTGTGCTCTCAACATACTTAATTTGGCTATCGGTTAGTTCCTGTTGCATTGCTGATTTAATTACTTTGTAGTCAGGAATCTTGTCATACCTGTTCGCCATGGCTGCCACTATCCTTTCTATTACCCTAGCATCTGACTAAGGTGTTCACGTTTAAGTTCTGATTGTTTGATTGCTTTGACAACTGTTTCAGTATCAATGGTTGCGCCGGATTTACCAATGAACTCAAACGGCGCAATAGACTCATCAAGCACGACGACATCTTCGGCCGTATGAACTTGCTGACGCCATTGCTTTCTAATAGCGTCCTTGGTCTTCATATCAACAAATTGGTTAGCATTCACGCAAATAATCCACAGATTGATTGATTCAATATAATATGATTTCAATATCTTCACTCCTTATCCATTAACACAACGATTGCTGATACATCATTGATCGGCGTTACGCTTTGCAACTCGTTGCCTTGGCCAGTGCCATAATATGATTGTTCCCAATCCGTCTTGAGTCGGTGACACTTACCGCAGATAACAGCTAAGTTATCAACGTTAGCTTTCGATGTTTCATCAAACTCAATTGGCACAATATGATCAACTGTCTTAGCAGGCGTGATGACGCCTTGCACTTTACAGTAAGCACACAAGTAATGGTCACGCTCCAGGACTTGTTGTCTTAGATATGACCATTGCCTTGTCCGATAGAAATTGTATTGCTGACGCTTAGTGTCATTACGATAACGTGTAACCGTGTTGTACTTGTGCGTGTAATGCTTATCGTGGCTACGTGCCCAACGTTGCCGACTAGCTAAGTACTCAGCTTCATGTTCATAGTGTTGTTGACAATAGTGGTCAGGGAACGTGACCATCGCATGGCAGTTAGGATAGCGGCATCTTCTTGTCCTTGGCATGTTGCTTCCTCCATTTCTTATCCAAACTAAAAGCGCCATGCTGTTTAGCACGACGCTTCATCCATTTATCTAAGTGGGCATCCATCTCCGCTTCTTGTGGCGTTACGTAGCCGTATTTGGTGTTAATCATCTTTGCCATGAGTTGCCTCGTTGTCTTCCATATTCATTGTAATTCCTCCTCGTATGTATCAAAAAAACTCCCACCAATAAGTGAGAGACAGTTTGAAGCCGTTTTAACTTTTAAATACAGGTTTATACACTATTAGCTTGGATATCAATACATTAATTATAATTAATCTCATATAGATTCCAATAACATCTTCCCAGTATCAGTTGGTCGTTCAGCACAGACCGTTTTTTGGTTATCTCCTTGTAACGTTCCTGAAACAAATTCAGCCAAACCGTTCGTTTCTAAATCAACAATTGCCATTTGAAGAGAAGTCAACGAAAACTTTTTAAACTTTGGAACCTTAGAAAACGCAGAAGCTACCAATTTTGTATTATCGCCCTGAACCTTTCCACTAACAGTAATTCCCACACTCGGGTTAGGTACAAGTGGCCAAACAGCTGTATTCTTTAGTAAAACCAAAGCTTGCGGTGAACTTTTATCAATCAAGCTCAAGATACTCTTTGTTTGTGAAAATATCTTGCTTAAATCATCTTCTTCAGTCAACTTTTTCAGATATTCTGACATCAGGCTCAATAAGTCATCGTCGGCTGGCGAATCTGACAATATTGAAACAATTTTTGAATATATGCTGAGGCCATACGGATCTGTAATTAAATCAGTCAGCTTTAACAGGCCTTGTTCTTGGTTATCAACCTTCTGAAGATATTCTGCTAATAACATTACTTTCTTCATATCATCAAGTCTAGTTTTAAAATGATCTCCAGTTTCAACTACATCAAAGATAAGATCTCCCCATTTTCCATTTAAAATATCTGAAACTAGTCCTTTTCCCTGACTTTTTGCAGTATCAATCATTGCCGTCTTCACCTCCCCAGCATCCAATTTTTTCTGCTTAATTCGTTTTTCAATTCCAATTTTTTCTGCATGAATGATATATTCAGGATGCTCGATCATCATCTTTATCTCATCGTTTTTGTTCAATTTAAAATCACCTCAATAATATAGTACCCGATATTTCTATCAGATACTATTTTTTATCGAAGCAATAACTTCCCCAAACATCACCCCCTACAACCAACCCGCACATAAAATTTAAATGGACTCGAATCCATTTTCTAATGCTTTTTACGTATTTTTTCAGTTATATAAATCTCCAAACTAATCTAGCTAGACAAAAACTCCCGTCAATAAGCGAGAGTTAGTTTGGAGATTGTCCGTTTTGGAGCCGTGGACGCGTTTAATGTGCTTGGTAGGGATTTGCACCCTACATAACAACACCATCCTGTGTTGCCTCTTAAAACGTCTACCTATTCCGCCACAAGCACGTGTTAGCCAAAAAGACATATCTAAAAGACTAACTTCTTCATCATTGAGTGCCAATCTGCTTGTCGTCTCCGAAGATTTTACCACGAGCTATCAGAGCAGTCCCAATAGCTAACTAATCACGTTATACAGTTTTAGCCCTCATGAGTGACCATGCTGTATAACAATATCGCTGGTAGGCCTCGAACCTACATCCCATTGTGGCTTACCAATTAGCCCACAGCGATTACCAGTCTGTAATTTGGAGGATTACTTCATGCACGTCAACCACATTTGGCATACTACCAATTTAGCACGATTATAGGGGTCAAAAGTCCACAATTAGTCTCAACTTAAATCGTACAATCCTAATTTTTTTGCGCATTTTGAAATAAAACGTGATTTTAGTCTAAATGCAGTTGCACGGCTAACATTAATGCAGTGACTAGATATCAATCCATCGATTGTATATTGCTGGTGCTTTTTGAAATACAGCTCATTAATAATCACCTCAGTGTCATGTTCAGCACCATCTAGGCAATCGTCAATCACTTCCCGCTGATGTTTCAAGGCATTAATGCGCCGATCATCATCAATCGTGATAATCGTGTTGAGCGTTGTTTCCGGATACTTGTATTGTGCCTTGCCTCCTCCAACATTCTCATCACGCGTAGCAGTCGGATAGCGCAATTCCTGTTCACGTTCCTCAATATACTTATCAATTTTGGGATAATCGCGCAAAATATCTTCTACTTTTCTAATAGTTGAGCGTTTCACTACCAGTTCCCCTTTCAAATATTGTAGTCTAGCAGCGCACATGTTTAGGGTTGCCTAAATATATCGTGTGGTGTATATTATAGTTGCTTTAATTCCTAGCGCCGTATTCTCCTCAACAGATACGACGCTTTTATATGTTATACTGACAACGGTCATTCGAGTGGTCCTGTGACTGGTCGCCTTAGTAGGCGGCTTTTTGTTTACTATCGCGATTGCTCAACTCCGCAATGTCAGCAATGAAGTCCTGGCCGCTTTGTGCCTGTTGCTCAGTTGTCAGTGCCGCGTTCATTTCCAGGTTGGCAACTGTGGCTTTCGTTTGAATTGCTTTGGTGTATTCGGTGTCAGTCATGCTTGTTCACCATCCAAATTATTACTAATTCAATAAACAGCAATACGCCAACTGACATTATCAAATACCCCACTAATTGCAATGGGGAAGAGTTCCAAACAGTTTCAAATATCTGTCTCATTTATCTTCCTCCACCACATATCCGTCTAGCCACGCACGGGCAACCGTGTCCGCATGCGTTCTAATCCAATTGCCAACACTAACTCGCCAAAGTCCCAAGTAAGTAGCATTGAACACCCATCCTAGCTTATAATCACCCTTTTTAGCTTGCTTAATTATATAAGCAACATTTTCAGGAATCACCGGCAACTCTTTATACTTCTGCTTGAACACTTCGTCTGTAATCAGCCAACGCTCACCGTTAACGCCCGTGGCAATCCAGTCACCAACGTATACTTTCCCTGACCCTGTTAGATATAATTCAGGGCTGTGGTGAGTTCCAAGCATTGTTCCTGCGTCAATTAATTCATACTTATCAACCATCTCATTGCTTCCATCAAACTGTTCAGCCTTAATAGTGGCCGTGTTACGATAAACTTTAATCGTCGTCGCCATCTCCTTGCGAATAATCAGTACCAAAGTAAGGCTTATCTAAGTGCTCCATCTCAAACAAGGCAATCGTAATTCCATCTTTTGTTTTCGTGTCGCCTTCTACTTGGCAACTAATAGCATCATTTATTAATCGCCTACGTAGCTCTTTCATTTCATCACTCATTTTTAATCCTCCTGAAGATTCTTGAGTGTGCCTTCCCATGCACCTTTCATGTCAGTGTTTCTGGATACCGACTCAGTTAAATCCATTTTTAACTGCCGATTTTTAGGTGTGTTCTTGAAACTTGATACAACATACCAAGCCTGAAATACATTTAGCCAAAATACTTTTTCTGGGCGACCTCCCTCATGATTATTCACAATTTCAACCTACACTTCTCCAATGGTTTCTAAAAATTGCATGTTTAATCTGATGTTATTCTTTACGCTATGTTCTGTATTATCACTCCTAGAAGCTAGCTGAGTACTTGAAATATCATCTTCCATAACTAATCCTCCCCGAACGCCCGCTTACGTTCCTCGTTAGTTGGTTTCTTGACGATTATCATGGTTAATCCTCTGGAATTAAAGCAACATAGTCACCTTTAAACTTTGCATGGGAATAATCAATGCCATGCTTATCAAGATACTTTTTGATGTCCGGGATTGTGTCATAAGCATCCGGCTTCTCTGGGTCATCTGACCGGGTAAACATCTTGGAAAAATCATCATCACTGTTTTCAGGTGCATGACTAATAAATTCTCGATTAGCTTTGTAGTAAAACCCATTTGCATCTTTTTCCCCACGAGTACCTGTTGCATACGCAAGAAACAATCTGATTCCACATCCAGGGCAGCTCCAACGGTTATAGCCGAACTTAACATGCGTTACTTTATCGTAACCACACTGTGGACATATAAATTCAGCCTTTACCATCTCACCATCTTTAGGCATCCATGTCGGTTTCTTGAAGTCAAACTTAGGATCAGTATTAGAGTCTTCATTCGTTGCGCCTGAGTCTTCCGGAACGAATGTATGTTTTTCCTCACGACCAGTATTTAATTCATCATTACGACCAGTAACCAACTGATGTGACTTAAAAATTTCCTCAAAACTCAATTCACGAGTTGCTTCAACTGTTACGGTCAAATCATTGTTTTCAATCTTTAATTTCATAATTACTTACCGTCCTCTTTGGTTGATTTTTTATTTGCTTCGGCATGTTCCTTCATTCGCCGGTGCTTCCGTTTAATCGTTGAACGCTTCTTAGTGTGTTTAGGCATTCTCGTCCTCCGTAATGTAGTATTTGTTCTCGTCAATCGCGCGAATACGTCTATCAATCCAACTGTTACTCCGTTTTAGCTCCCGAGACGTCCTAGCTTTCACTTGCTTGCCTTCCATGACTAATTTAATGGAATTATACTGGGTGCGCGTAATCTCCGTGTAATCGCCCGATACGGCCTTAATTCCAGGCATCTTATGCAAGTTAGCTAGTTTGCTCTCAGGCACGTTATCCATGCTGCCATATCTCGCTTCCAGCTTATGAATTACTTCTAGTTCTTTAGGCCAATTTTTGCTCGCCATAGGCTAACTTCCTTTCAAGCTCCTGTTCGTAATGATCGTGTATCTCATTCGTACAATTTGGGCATGGTCCAAACGTGAAACCATAACTCCCAAGTGGTCGCTGAACAACTTTCCTACCATGACATAATTCACAACTCATACACTTCTGACTCCTTCCATGTTGTCAAACAGCAATTGACAGTTAGTGTCCTTGGTATATAAACGATCGATTGTCTGACCGCTATACATGTTTTCTAACTGGCTTCGTGTATTGTTTGTGGTGATAATCGTTGCTAGTTTGCCATCGTTAATGTTAAGGTTCCATCTGGCATTGGCAACGTCATACATCAACGTACGTAAATCTTTGTGCACTGGCTTGTAGAACCCTTTTTCAGTCGGCTTACCACCTTCAGTACCAAAGTCGTCTAGCACCAACACGTCGACTTTTTTCATGTCCTTTAGAACATAGTTTAAGCGTTCTCTGACATCTGGCGCATCGTATTTCTCGTTGACCAGCCGTAGCAGCTCAGCTGTTGAAACAAACATCGCTGTTTGGCCTACGCTCATTAGCTGATACATAATTGCTAGCGCTAATGATGTTTTACCAACACCAGGGCCACCTGCAAGTGCTACGTTGAACTGGTTAGTCTCTAATTGCCTAGCTAACTTAAATGCCTGATTGCCAAGCTCTCTAGCTTTAGCTTGATTAGGCTGTTTATCAACCTGCCAATCATTAAAGCTAAATCGTAGTGGCACACCTCCAGACCAAACTGACATGTGATAGTAATACCGTTTTCGGTTAGCAATTACGCCCGCATTCGCCCGATCAATCGTTTGATGATCCAATTCTTCTTTGGTTGGCAACTTAGTTGTATCAATTCCTCTAGCCGCTACTACTTTCTGAATCGTGGCTTGATTAAATAACTTCGTTACATTTTCCATTAGCCAAACCAGTCCTCTCGTGTTTGTGGTGCTGTGTTGTTAGAACTGTTGCCACTTGAAGTTAGTTCGTAATCGTCAGTAAAGCGTCCGTTAAACCAAGTGGACCCATTCATCGGCGATTTCCAAGGGTTAGCAGCTAAGTGCTTTTTATACAGGCGTAACCGTTCAAACAAGTACGCATTATTATGATTAACCGACTTATTACGCCAAGCTTTGTAGTGATTAAACGCGCGGCCTTTGTCTTGCTTGTTGGGGTACTCTTTCCAAATTTCCTCAAAATCTTTTTTCAGTTGCACAAGCGGTGTGGCGTTAGCCGCACTATGTTTTTTATTACTTGTATTATTAACTGTAGTATTAATACTTGTATTATTAACTCCCAAATTATTTTGGGTAGGGGTATGCAAATTATTTTGGGTAGGGTACACAAGAATTTTTATATACCTATGCAAAATTTTTTGTGTACCCTCTTCGTAGATAACTTCCCTTACAATGTGGCCATTATTTTCTAATGCCTTTAGCCAATTCTGAATTGTTTGTTTAGAAACCCCGTATAAGTTTGCAAAGTAACTATCACTTGCCCAGCAATACCCTTTTTGATTACATAAGGCTGTTATCTCGCCATACAATAATGACGCTTTTCCCGGAAGATTGTTGTCGTACCTAACGCTTGCGGGAATAATGGCGTAATAGTTTGGTCTTTCAACTTTTTCCGTCATATCAATTCCTCCAATCATGGGCATTCCACCCACCCGGTGTATTAGTCACTGCTGTATTTACCTTTCAAGCCAATTCGTTTTAACGTTTCTTTATCTAGTTTTATCCCATCTACTGGGACGTGGTATTTTGCACTAAATGCCACGGAGCCAATTTGCTCAATCTCGCTGTGATGGACTCGACACAATGCCATAACGTGCCGTTTGGTGTGGTCAACGTGTGTTCTGTTCAAGCCGGCTCCAATAACGTCTACATGATGGATATCAGCACGATTACCGCAGATCATGCAAACTCGGTGGCGGCAACATTGAAACAGATAATACTCTTGCTCACGTGGCAATAGCTGATAGCCTTCCTTGAACGGCACGTGCCACTCAAACATGAAGTCGATAACTAGGTCGAGTAACTGGTTAGCATCGCTCACAGACGATTCTGTGGTGTCTGACAGGCTAATCTGCTTGCCAAACGTATATGACTCATATTGCAAATAAAACAAGTTTTTCAAGAAGTCTGTCGGCATACCTGACCACGTATAGATGTCACTAAGCAACGCGAAGAACAAGCGTCGTTGTTGTGGCCTAGCTTTACGTGTGTCAGCTATTTCCCAGTCCACATAAAATTGGCTGTGGGAGCCGCTAACGGTCTCTATATGGTCTAAATTAGGCATCTCATCTAACCGTGTAACCAAATAGTATTGACCATCCTGCTCAATTAACTGCGCTCGTGACTGTTGCATCTAGTCACCCCAATGTTTGGAAGCTTTGTTTAATAACCAGCTTAAATTAGAAGGGCGATCCGTCTGGAATTGGGGGAAAACCGCCGCCATGGTAACTATTAGCTGATTGACTACTATATCCTGGGGCTTGCGTATTACCAGCATTACTACTTACTGGAGTGTTGAATCCATTACCCTGTTGGCTATTAGTTGTCGTGCCAAAACCACCACTTGTGCTTTTGTGATTGCCAAAGCTACTATTTCCTGTATTGCTACTGCCTGCTGGCCGCTTAACACCATTCGGTTTGCTACCATCCTGCATAAACGGCTCGTAGCTTTTAACTGCTAAATAGGCTTTTCCGTTTGAACCAGTATCCCAATCAACCGTGATTGCCAATTGATGCCCTACTGCTTGACTGACAAACTGTTCAATTGAATCAAATGCTGTACCATTACTTGCGCCTAAAGCTACTGCAATGGTGTTAAAGCGTTTAGCGGATAACTTAGCTTTGTCCTCCGAAGTACTGTCCCAGACCTCATTGTCAAACCGGATTAGGCCACCTTTGTATGGGCCGTCTAAAACCTCATAGTCAAAGATTGCCATGGGCTTGCCAGCCTCTTTGGTTTTCGTGTATTGTGAACTAGACGCGATAACCACATTATATTTACCTGCTTCTTCGACAGTTTGTCCGAAAGTGTTATTTGAATCTACTGTAAATAGTGCCATTTTATTTTGCTCCTTTAGTTATTTGAATTAGTTCATTTGCTTTAATCAATTTGCGATTATCAATTCGGTTCTTGGCGTGATTCCCCTTTTCGGGATCTAAATCAATCATGCGTTCGCCACCCGTCAAATAGATCCGGCCAACGAGGTCAAACATACTAGTAAACGCATTAAACGTCTTTTCGTTCATGTCAGCTTGGTATCTACCCTCACCACTAATACCTGATGAACCATTGTCAAGTTGATGAGCAGTAGCATATACGGACTTGCCACTTTCTTTCAAAATCGTACCGAGATCTCTAAACCACAATTGTAATTTTTGATAATTCTGGCGATTGTCCTTTGCGGCATTATCAATATTTTCTAATACCAAGTTTTGAAGTGCTGTGATATTGTCTAATACAATTACCTGATACTTAGCATCTGAAATTCCTTGCATGACATATTGTTCAACCATGGCCTGGATATTCGGCATATCACGATGTTCAAAGATAATAACATCGACGTCCTTATCACCAATCAAAACATTGCTCGACATATCGAAACTGAACAACAACTTGTGGCCTACAAACTGTTTCACTACACTGGTCTTACCGGTACCACCATCACCATATATGAAGTACATATTGGGTATCACCGGAATGTTTCCGTCCGCATAAAACTTCATTTTGCCTCCTACAAACTAAACTTAACGGATTCACTGGCTGGCTTCTCAGTTACACCATCAACAATCTGTCCATCTTCAAGCACGAATTTTCCATTAATAATCGTTCCGGACTTCTTTAAATCAGTTTTTTTGATGGTTTCCTTGGTTTTAATAAGTTCTTTAATTCCTTGGTCTCGTAATGACTTTAGTACCTTTGTTTCATCATAATTCAGACCTGCCGGTGTCTTACGAGTCGTTACTTTTCCATGTGGAGTATCGATTTTGAATTTACTGTCATGCTGACGTTCACGATATAGATAATCCTTCAGCAATCCGTGGAAATATTCTCGACTAGATTCATTTTCAGTAAGTTTACGATCCCGCCAAGCAATTGTTTGATCAATATCTGCTTGTGCTGCTTCTTTGACTTCCTGATCATGTTTCTCGATTGCTTGTAGCTTACGCATCGCCCAGTCAGCAGACTGTAGCGAATTAATTTGAAAGCCTTCCTGTTCACGATCATTAACCGTTTCTAGCTCTTCTTTAAGCAATTCATTAATCATCAAATTAACCCCCGTAATTCGTTCAATTCTGTTTCACTCTTATCTAACATTTCGTACAACTTGGCCAGTGATTCACCATCACTGATCCAAATGCTGTTGATAACACGCTTTAGAAACTTGATGTGATTGTTCACAATTTCTTCCATAACTACTGTCCTCGCTTTCTTAGCACTTGCAAACATTTCGAGTTAGCGTTAACATATACGCACACCTTGAATTGTTTTCTTGCTCCCTACTCTTGTAATCCACTCCAGTAGGGAGTATTTTTGTCTTTTAGCTTGCAAACGAGACTGCTTTGGAATAAAGTAGATGTTGGTATTGAGCATCTCTTCCATTAGTCCATCGTTAGCCGTTACTAGCGATGGCTTTTTTTTTGTGCTTGTTTACACTCGTGGAGTGGTAAAACTGATACTTTTGGCATGATCATTCCTCCTACTTGAGCACTTGAATACCATTGGTAATAATTTCGAATTGTTGTCCATTTTGTTCAATTACAGCTACATCTTTTTTTGTACGCAACGTGAACGGAATTGACTTGATTTCAACTACTCTGCCAACGCCGGCTTCTCTTATCAGCTGACCACAACTATATTCAGCTTTGAAACTCACCCGGTCACCTACATTAACTTTCATGGTCATTCCTCCCGATACATTGGTGGCAATGTGAACGTCCAGCTCTCATCAGAATTTCCATCTGGATCGCAATTTCCATCTGGATCGCAAACATTAATATCGTGTTCTTGCAATTCGCCAATAAATTCTTCTGAATAGCCAAAGCACGGGCGCCGCTTAATGATTCCATCTGTATCGTACGTGATAGCGTTAATCAGCTCACGTTCATCTGCACGAATCGCGTTATACTTACGTGCTCTTAACGCGTGCTCAATGTCTTCTCCATACATATTGTTTCCTCCTTAAATTTCCCGTTAAATGGTTTAAAACGTTTTTGAATTTAGGTATTTTTCAAGTTCCTTACGTTCAATGCGTTTTAGTCTGCCAATGCTAGTTACCTTTAAACCGTCATTAATCATCTTATAGACTGTATTTACACTACCAATGTGAAGCTCTTCCATCACTTGCTGGTAAGTAAGCCATTGAATCTCCGTTTTACTCATATCATTTCCTCCTTAAATTCCAAACCAGTTTCTAATCTCCCGGCGCTTATACCATACGGATGTTAGCGCCCAAGTTAATACCGCTACTTCTACCATGGCAATTCCTCCCAATGAGATTCCAAAAATTCAGCTATCGCGTTGGCCTTAAACTTCCAGGCACTGCCACGTCCCCTGTGAATTATTTGGCCTTGTTGCTCCATACGTCCAATCTCACGACTGTACTTAGGATTTTCAAGTATGTTCTTTTTCAACCAATCAATTGACTTGTTACCGCACCAGATTCGTAAATCTGCCATAGTCCAAGTACGGCCATTCATAGTCTGATCCAGCAACTTGTTATACGCCTCTTTATCAACTAATACGTATTGGTCCATGTTTTTAACGTGCATCGGAACTGCTGCCACTTTTAATGCTTGCATAATAGAGTCTCCTTTCTAATTTCATATTGCTAGTCCTTCCATGCTGGCTTAGTTGTATACTTGATTTATCTCAATTAATCGAGGTGATAAGATATGGATGGTTTGGATAAACTGGTGTCCGATTTTGATCGCATGAGCAACAATGCCAAAGAACTTGATGGCGATCATAAAGTTTCCTTTGAGAATTTATTTACCAATGATTTCTTGAACAAATATACAAGCTTCAAGACAACAGGTGATTTGCTAAGCGCTATCCCGGCAGATAACGTTAAATCCTTTGATGATTTTGATAAACCTGTAGTTGACGAAATCATTAACAAAAATTCACAGTTTTCAAGTTTTACTGAAATGCGAGATGAAGCTATTGAATTTTATGTTCTAAATGGCTTATCTAATGGAACTTCATTTGATATTCAGTAATTTTAGACATCGTATTTTGAAGTTGTTTGACCTGGTCTGATGCCTCGTCAAGCAGCTTTTTTAATTCATCTAAACTTTCAATTGTTACATTTAATTGTTCCATCTAACTCACCTCCTATGCTGGCTGTTCAACTAATGGCATGATTCCCTTTGATTTCAAAAAGTCATATAAGAACTTTTGCCCCGCTTGTGTCCATTTCATCGTGTTACGTACCTGCTTGATGCCATCGCTATTCGTATACTCGTATGGTTCAACGTGCGTATAGCCTTCGTCTTGATACTTCGCGTACAATAGCCACGTTTTGCCTTGCTTGTATTGAATGCCTAAGCCATGAAGCAACTTGTTAAACTCACGTGTCGAGTAACCGTAGTTCTTAGCAATTATTGAGATTGTTTCCAGTCCCTTGTTAGCTAACATGCTATCGGTGTAATCTGCCTTAGGCTTCAGCACTGAAATTTTTTCTGCTTGATCAGCAGCCAAACGTAATGCTTCTGGCAACGTAGATGGCACTTGGAATTTAACTTGCTGTTCCATCTCGTTGAACGCCTTAATGTACTGGAGCTTAAATTGAAGTGCTTTATCACCTGTGAAGCCCATTGCTAACAAGGTAAAACCGTCACGGTTCATGTAATACATTGGATATTGCTTACCACGATTATCATAAGTTCCTGTGGCAAACATCTCGCGGCTCAATTTTGAGCCACCAGATTCCAGTAGCTTATCAATGTCTCTCATGATATTTTTGTGTTCTTTATCAAACGTTTCTGCTACTTGCAAGCTACTAGTAACAGCTTGCTTATTCTTCATAATTACTAAATCATTCATGTGGATCATTCCTTTCTAGTTTTGTTCTCTTTTGGGAACGGTTATTGTAAAAAAAATTCCAAGTTCATCGTTAGAAAATCCTAGTACGCTCGCTATCTTTGCAAGCTCGTCAGCTCCTAAGCTAACTTTTCCAGTTTCTCGTTTGGAATATGTTGCTCTACTTTTCCAGCCCAACATCTTTGCCATGTATTCTTGTGAATATCCCTTAGCAACTCTTTCAGCCTTAACTCGTCTCAAATCTACTGACATTTTTGCCATCTCCTTTCGTTCTCATTTGGGAACGATTAAAGAATATCGCAGTCGTTCCCAATTGTCAACAAAATGTCTCAAAAAAATTCATAAAGATTATTTTCTATATTGATTGTTTCCACTTGGGAACGGTGCTATAATGTGTGCATTAACTAGGGAGGGATTATGTTGAGAACGAACAATGAAATAGTTGACACATTAGTAAAATTAAAGGATGAGCAAAATTTAACACTCAGTGAACTGGCTAGACGTGTAAACATGGCCAAATCAGCATTGTCCAGATATTTCAATAAAACTAGAGAGTTTCCGTTAAATAATGTGGACGCTTTCGCTAAAGCATTACACACTACTCCTGAGTACATTCTTGGATTTGAAAAAGATGAAGTTGCCCCACTAACTAACAGCGATAAAAAATTAATAAGAATTAACAAAATGTTAACGCCTGATCGTCAGCAAAATGTTTACAACTACGCTGACAATCAACTGAGAGAACAAAATAATACCATTGTACGTATGCCACGAACGCAAATTAAGCTGCTCGGTGCTGTATCTGCCGGTACTGGTGAGGAGTTACAAGATGATACAACCGAAGTTGATTACACGGGCACTGTGCCTGAATACGACTACGCCCTACAAGTCAATGGTGATTCTATGGAGCCACTGTTTACTGACCAGCAAATTATATTTGTTAAGTATTCAGAGGAAGCATTTAATGGTCAAATCGTTATAGCCTATGTTGATGGTAAGGCTTACGTTAAGAAGTATCATTGCAATGGATCTAAGTGTGAACTGGTTAGCTTAAACAGCAAATACGACCCAATTGATGTTACTGGCAACGAAAACTTTAAGATAAAGGGTGTAGTTGTACTTTAAGTCCCCTATGTGGGACTTTGCTTATGTGTTAAAAAGAACACACGTTCTACATGTTTAGCGGTATTATACTTACATAAGACCAGATACGGATGTCGGTAAAAGCTAGAAAATTGGAGGAATAAATATGTTAGACGCTTTAATGACGATATCATTACTTAGCCTTTTTATGATACCAATTGGGTTGATTTGGCTTATTACTTCTTTTGTAATAAAAGAGGAAAGCAATTCCTATCATCTTGATGACTGCTGGAATGCTATTTTTTTTAACAGGAATAATTTCGTACAATACTTGGAACAAAACACAACCAGTGTCTGAAAAAACCGGTAATTATACAATTTACCCAATAAAAATTTCAAAAGTAAAGATAAATGATAATAATTGGGAAATTTATGGATCAACGGAAGCTCCTAATGGTAGCAGAGTTTTTGCAACAACATTTAACTCTGAAAATTACTACTACTATCTAAAACAACTCGTAGATACTGATTTATATAACGTAAATGTAAGAAATCATAAGTATAAAATCACGATCGATCCCATAGATGCAACCGATGATACTTCCTATAATAAAACTAAAAAAATTCCAGTTTACATTGTTGCTATTGGCAATTACGACGGAAATTCAAAAGTATCAAGTAGAACAAAAAAAGTCATTAAAAAGCATTTTGGGCCCGCTAAGTTTCATTTAACTACAAGTCAAATCGCCTACTATAATAGCCTAAATGATAATGACGATTCGAATTCATCAAGTAGTGAAACCGACAGCGATAGTGAATTGTCAGGACAGTCCAATTCAAGTAGCGTTGACAAAGACGCATCATCAGCATTCAGCAAATCTGTTTCAGAACTAGCAAAAAATATCGGAAATTCTAATAATTTGCCTATATCAGCAAAAGTTAGTGATAACGGTGCTTCGGTCGTCTACTATGTTCCAGAATCAGCAAGCTCAATGAGCAAAGATGATAAATCGACACTAGCTTCCGACTTGATACCAAGAACAGACAAACTTGCTGATATGTGTAGCGTTGATCAGCCAACTGATATTTATATACAAACCGCCGATACTTACAAGACAATTGCTAAAACAACTCTTACCGGAGGTACAAAAGTGTACTAACTTATAGACCAGATACGGATGTCGGTAAAAGCTGGGAAATTGGAGGAATTGTAATGGGACTACTAATAATGATTGTCATCTTTCTAGCACTATGGAAGATATTAGGAACACTAGGCCACATCTTTTTGCCAATATTAGCCGTACTATTTATCCTGGCAACCTGGATTCCTTCACAAGCAATTGTTATGGTGATTTGGGTGCCAATCGCGATATTATATTTTATCGGCTTAGCCGGGTATAAACATGCTAAGTAGAACTAGTATAAACATATTTTAATCGGGGGAAAGTCATGGAATTGCGTGTAGGGCAATACAGCGAACACGTGTTCGATATTAACGTTGTAGTAGGTATCATTTTCTTTATAGCGCTAGTCGCCATTTTAGCTTACTGGATTCACAAGCGAAAGTAGCACCCTCGCCCACTACCAGCCTAGCGGGCAACATGCGAGCGTAGTTCAACGGTAGAACAATATTCCAAGTCTTGAAGCCCATTCTTTCTTGGACTACTATGCAGGTTCGACTCCTGCCGCTCGCATTGTACGTTAATAGCAAATAATTATGGAGGCACCTATGAATATTGATATCACAAAACTATTAGATTGGGGATTGATAGTACTATCTCTTTACTTAGTTGTGGATACACTTCTGCAAACAAATCATAACAACCCCTACAACATGTTTATAATAACCCTCAAATTAATAGTTGCCATCATCGTGGGATTATTTGGTATGTACACAACTTTTTACAACATCTATTGAAACTTCTGTTAACATGCGAGCGTAGTTCAACGGTAGAACGGTACTCCTTTGAGTTGCTGACTAGATACTATGCAGATGCAGGTTCGACTCCTACCGCTCGCGTTGACCAAATACTGATGTCATTAAAAGCTGGGAAATTGGAGGAATAGAATATGTACGACCCTAATCATGACCCTATGATAAGCTCAGTTTTTATTACAAGAAATAAAGAAAGAGATCCCATACTTGTCTATCAGGTCGATAACAACGGCCTTTATATTAATGTTCATGTTCAGTGTGCCAATCTAAAGTTCGGAAAACATACCTTTACGCTTAGCGTGAAAGATAAAAATGGCAAAGAATATTTGGAAGACAAAAATATTGAAATTGAAATCGCTGATGATGGTACGACACAAAGCGCCAATTCGGCAATTGCAGAAGCAATTTTGTACATTGAAATGACACCTGAGGAGCTTTATGGACTAAACCATATTATAATAAGTACAAAGGTCGATGCCAGTGAAGCTCCTGAATTAAACAGCACTAACATTTTATATTTGCTTAAGGGAGATGTCAACAATGGCTAAGGCTGGTACGCCCCACGAAATAATAAGGCCGAATTTCAATTCTGGAAACGGAGGTAATGGTATGGATAATCAATATGTAACACACAAAGAGCTCAAAAAAGCGCTAAAACATCAGAGCCACATTATGGACGTGCACTTTTCTAAACTCGAAAAAAATATCAACCAACAATTTGAAAAACAGTCTCAACAATTTAATCAAGAACTTGAATTAGAAATCGCAAAGGCTAAACTTAGCGCAATCAAGTGGTTAATTGGCACATCCCTAGTACTTGCTGGTGTAATTGTTAGCCTAATTAAATATTTGTAATAGACTGCTCTCAACTAGGGCAACATGCGAGCGTAGTTCAACGGTAGAACAGCAAAAGTCATACAAGGTTTCCTGCTTTCAACAAGCATCACGCAGGTTCGACTCCTGCCGCTCGCATTTAAATTTTTGAATATAAAACTTAACAATTATTGGAGATGGTTAGATCGATGAATTTCAATTGGAAATATGCTCTTGTGAATAATATTGACTTTTACCCATTTTTCATAGTGCTGGCATTGGAGGAAACATATCCAAAATCAATATTTGCAGATTCACTATGGATATTGCCAGTTATCTTTATATTTTCATTAATAGCCCATTTTACTCTATATAAACCAGCTATTAAAAGTAATCCTTCACTTGATCAGAAACATTACACTTCAAGCCTACTCTCGTGGCTGATAATGATCGTAGGAGTTATTGGAATTATATTTGCTGTTTTCTACTATCATTTTCATTCTCCTTTAATGTGGATTGCTTTGTTGGCATTAGTTCTTTTAAGAGATACATTCGCTAATAACGACCTGTAAGGAGCAAAAAAGCACATCCCCTCCCGCCAAGAAGATGGATGTGCTTAACTTGAATAAATACTAACAGGGCTGTTGCACCCTTTTGCCCTTCTAGTATATCACAAGGAGGAATTTATTATGGCACAAATTAAACGTGTGAAAAAAGGTTACCTAGTAAGAATTTCGTATAGAGATCACGCGGGCAACTACCTAAGTAAACGAAAAACATTCTCCCGTAAGCGAGACGCAGAGGAATTTGCTAACTCATTCGAAGTTAGTAAATTTTCTGGTGAACTAGAAAAGAAGCCATCTATTGAGTTCTCTAAGTACTTCTATTCGTGGTATGAGACGTACCGCAAGCCTAATCTCGCCTATATCACGACTCGTAGATATGAATTAGTTCATACTGAAATAGAAAATTACTTTTCTCATGCACGTATTGCAGATATTACTCGTAAGGATTACCAAAAATTCATTAACCAATATGGCAAAAATCATGCGAAAGATTCAGTGAAGAAACTGCACAATCTAATTAAAGCTTGCGTTGGCAATGCTGTTTTCGAAAAAGATGTTGAAACTGACTTCACTTACAACGTAATTATCACTTACGACAAAAATCGTAGTCTTAAGATTGATTACCTAAGTCTAGCTGAGATTAAGCAACTAACAGCTTATGTACAGAATCACCTCAATCCTCGTTACACGTCACAATACATGATCATGACTGCCATCTTTACCGGGGCACGATTAGGAGAAATCATGGCACTAACTTGGAAAGACATTAATTTCACGTTCAATACTATCTCAATAAATAAATCATGGAACTATGTTGAAGGTGGTGGATTCAAGCCAACCAAAACCGAAAGTTCAAATAGAACCATCCGTGTTAACAAACAATTTTTAGATAGTTTGAAAACGCTTAAGGTAAATAACCAAGAAATGGTATTTGAGAACGTTGCCCATGACATCCCAACCTCTAACGGTGTTAATAAAGTTCTACGCTCTGATTTAAAAGCATTGGGCTTCACACGAAAAGGATTCCACTTTCATAGTCTACGGCACTCTCACGTTGCGTTCCTGCTCTCTCAGAACATTGACCTATACATTATATCGAAACGTCTTGGTCATTCTGATATTGGCACCACGTCCCGGATATACGCATACCTAATCGATGAGTATAAAGCACGCTCAGACGAAAAAATTTCCGGTTCCTTAGACAAACTTTTTAATAGCCCACAGACTGAAAAAGAAGCGAAAACTAGTATTCATTTTTGA